TGCAACATTGTAATCAGCGTCAGTAAGAGAATCACCTGACAGAGCACCCACAAGAGAATTGTTAACCCCCGTGGTCATCGCCGCACCCGCAAGGCCACCGATTAGAGTATTAGCTGTTCCCGTGGTTATTGCTTGCCCAGCATTAAAACCCAAAGCTGAGTTGTACATATCTGTAGCAGTGGCTGGGTTTTGTGTCTGCAAAGCCTGATGCCCTATCGCAGTGCTTCTGCTGCCCACTGTGTTTGTGCTTAAAGAACTACGACCCATTGCCACATTAAAGTCAGCATCTGTAATCGCATCTCCCGCCTCAGATCCAACCAATACATTTTTAACGCCTGTGGTAATAGATGTGCCTGCCAAATAGCCTATTGCTGTATTAAACCCATCCGCACCAGCGTTAAGAGTTTTGAGAGCTTGGTAGCCCACTGCGGTGTTATTACCGTGTGCATCCTCAGTCTTGAGCGCCTCAAACCCGATGGCTACGTTGTTATCACCCGTAGTCAAAGCCGTACCCGCTTCATCGCCCACAACGACGTTGTAGTTGCCGCCAGAGGTGATGGAGTTACCTGCGTTGACACCTACTCGGACGTTGGATGTGCCTGCGGATGGGGTAGATAACTCGCCGCCTACTGCTAAATTCCCAGCAAGTTCTAGGTCATCCATCTCGTAAACAACTGCGCCTGATCCTGCGCCATCGGTAGCTACAATCTTAGTTTGACCAGCGGCTATGATTACGTTTGCACCAGAGCCTTGAGTAAGCGTCAAAGCAGCAGCAGTCTCGTTACGCATGACCCAAGTATGAGATAGCGTGTTAGGCGCAAGAGTAACTGTACAAGCTGTACCACCGCCAGTGAGACGCAAAAATAAGGATCTGAACTCGTCTGAGGTACCGTCTGCCATCGTAATGGTGTGTGTAGACGCATCCGGTATTGTTTCTGCGCCTACTCCCATAGCCTCTGCAATTAGCTCTAAATTTGTATTCGTACTGGTGCCCCACGAACCTGATTCATCGCCTGTGGCAATTTCTTTTAAGCGTAGGTCGTTAACGTAAGTTGCCATTTACTTTCTCCGGCGTTTAGCGGCGGGTTTCTTCATTGAAGCCATATGCTTCTTGAGCGTTTCCGCTTGCTTCTTGTGAGTCTTAGAGGCTTTCTCTAAACCTTTAATTACTTTCTTAACTTTACGTACCATCAAGCTACCTCTTCCCAGCTAGGCGTTTGACTATCTGTTACAGTAGTCCAACTCGGTGTTTGACTTGTTGATATGGCTGAATAGCTAGGTGTTTGGCTATCATCCACTAAGCCCCATACATTGACAATGTTTACTATACCTGTTGCAGATACTCCCGTAACGCCAATAACGGCGTCAGCAACTGTTACATCCCCAGCCGCCCCTGTGCCCGCGACACCCGTTGGAACAATCGTTTGGCCCAGAGCAATACTGACTGTAGTGACCGCTCCAGTGCCCGCAACGCCCGTGGGTGATACATTTGCACCTGCTGTCGGCGTAACTGACCCAACCGCTCCCGTACCTTCGATACCCGTTGGGGATACACTAGCCCCTGCGGAAACAGTAGTTGTTGTAACCGCGCCGGTACCCGCAACACCCGTAACGGATATGATGTTGCTCGTAACGAGTGATATGCTGCCGAGCGCAGAAGTTCCAGCAACGCCCGTAACGGAGACATTTGCGTCTGCTGAGACTGTGACCGACCCGACTGCCCCTGTTGCAGAAACGCCTGTGATAGAGACATTTGCATCTGCTGAGACGGTGACTGTTGTGACTGCGCCGGTACCCGCAACACCCGTAACGGTAACTGGAATAGAGCCTTCGCCCCATCCAAGGTCACCCCAAGCACCGCGTCCCCAGCCATTAACAACCGCCACATATTACTCGCTATGCGATACGGATGATCGCGTTAGACGCATCTGCTGTCGGGAACTGGATCGTAAAATCACCCGCAGTTGAGGTCTTATCGCCACCAAAAGCTAACGTACAAACAGCTTTATCTGATTGTGTATCGTTGTATATAAGCGCACCGTTTGCAGTAATAGTGCTCGAACTGAATGTAAGGTCAGAAAAGTCGCACAAGGCTGTTGTTCCACTAGCAACCGGGGTAACGCTGGTTAACGCTGCACCTGCCGCTGTGTATCCTGTACCAGACACTTCGTTAGACGTTGAGTAAGCAGTGGTGCTTGCGCCCAAAGAAGCCGAACTTGTGTATAAAGCTAGCTTGAACGTATTGCCAGAAGTGGCAGTAAAATTATGCGTGCCAACAAGTATTTCTTGCTTGAAAGACGTGCACATAGCTGTAGATATAGCCATTATAGACTCCTAATTATGTCTGCCATGTCTTTATGACCTTGACGTTCTAGTTCTGCAATAAGTGTTGTCCTATCGCTCTTTATTGCTTCTTTTATGTAGTGCAAAGCCGTGGCTCTGACTGCTTCCTTGAACGCTTCCGCTTGTTGCGCTATCAAAGGGTGACAACTGCTACCCACGCTTACAATTCTACCTGCGGCAGCTTGCGCCCAGAACTCAGGGTCATGCCCTTTGTTTTCTGTAGTGGCAACGAAAACATTGCCTACTTCTATTTGCGGAGTTTGTAACAACATATAACTTCTTACTGCACCGTTAGCCTAGCTTGTCCAGAACGATACGTGTCAGAGCGTAGCTTACCGTCACCCAGTATCTTGAGTAACGACATAGCTGATACGTACATCTTATCGTAAAGCGCAATCATATCAGGCTCGCCCTTCATAAACCGTATAGCCTCTACTAGGGCACCGTTTAGTAACGCAGAGTCAAACTCATCGCCAAGGTAGGTGGTGCTAGCGGTAACGATAGACTCAGGGTAGTAGCCGTAATGAAGCTCTGTTGAGTAATTACTGTTGGGTGTAGGCCCAAGAATAAACGCATCATCGTTGAATATAGCGTAGTGCTTAGGTACTCCCGTTGCTGTGCTGGTGGAGTACGCCTCACGTATAAAGTTAACGTCTTTGTTCAGTAGGAACGTGTAGTTACCACTACCGTCTATGACTGCTAAGCTGTATACGTACAAAAAATCAGTAGGTACTGACAGATACACGTTACTCGATGTCATGGTGCCAGTAACATTTTTACGCAGTGCGGGTATCTGCACAGCATTGTATATCTTCTGTTCCGCCTGTTTCGTGAACATAGCGAGCTGGTCATCTGTAAACGTAAGCTCACAAATGTCCTCAATGTTTGTTTTTAGCTCGGTATAGTTCATGTTTTACGCCATAGGGCCGCGAGCCATAAGTCCTTTTGTAGCAGCGCCTGTACCACGAACTTTGATTCCAGTGGTCTTAACGCCTTTCATATCAGGCTTAGGTGCATCTTTTACTTCTTTGATTTTACTATCTTTTTTCATAGCTATTCTCTAAGTTGTTGTAACTGTTACTGTTCCGACTTGCCCTGTTGCTACTAAGTCATTAGGAGTTAGCCCAAAGGGGTCATCACCTGCGCCTACAGGGTTCCATCCCCACTGTATCTGCCTACTACTATTAGCTCCTGCTACCCCTAAACTCCTGTCAGGTCTTGGGTCACGTATGGCTTGCGGGTCGTCTACTGGAAACTCGCCTAGCTTTAGCTGCGGCTGACCGGGGTTCCAACAGGTAGGACACGCCTTTAAGTTTGTATCACGCCCTTTGCGTATTAAATTCTTTAACTCACGTAGCTTATACTGAAAACCACAAATGTCACATTCAGCAATCGCTCTTTTAGTAGATGCAAACCTATTAGACATAGCTTATGCGCGGCACAAAGCGTGCAGCGGTCTTATCCCTATCTTCTCCAGCCGCCAAGGCAAACTGCTCTTCGTAGGCGTCTTTTAGCATAGGTACTCGTGCCATAAGCTCTGGTTCTTTCATAGATATGTAGTACGCCAATCCAGCAACCAGACATGGAAAGAACCTAAAGTTCATATCAGCGGTCTCTACGCCAGTACCCGCGTCCTGTATACGCCGCATACGGTAATACTTGAATATGTACTCGTCGTTTTTGTCGGGCACAGGCCACACGTTAATCTTAGGATTGTCTCTAAGACGTTCTACGTAAACTTGAATCGGCCTACCTTCTGTTAACTTGTTAGGTATAGATGCGTATGTGCTAACGCTGATACGACTTATGGTCAAGTCAGACTGCGTATATTCATTGCCAGAGTTTGTACGTATAACTTGCTCTAGCAGGTCAATGGTGTCGGCAGGCAAGTCGTACTGACCTGTACCCTTAACCATCGTCACAGTGCCTTCGTCAATCGTCCACATATTGATGCCACGGTTCTGCCACTCAATGGTCATCAGGTTCATAGAACGTCTAGCGGTACGTAAATCATACCCAGAACGCATCTCACGGCCCGCACGTTCCCACGCCTCTTCAGCGATCTCCGTGAAGTCCATATTAAATGCTGTTGTTCCAGATGTTGTCATGGCCTATTACCTTGTACGTACAGCGTCTTCTTCCTACGCTTGTTCATTACTGCGCCACAGCCTTTGTGATTTGCGCGTATTGGGCCACCAGCTTTCGCTGTTTTAACCTTGGCTTTGGGAGTATTAGATACTACCTGCTGCCCTGTGGCACCTGCCTTTTTCTTCTTACGCGCTGTGGTAGCACGTTCAGACTGGCTCAGTGACTGTGCTTTAGCTTTA